GCCGGTCAGGCGACGCAGCTGGCGGGCAACCAGACGGTCACGATCACCGGTATCGGCACGGCGCAGACGCCTCCCGCCGCTCCGGCGACCGGGGTGACGGTCTTCCCGACGATCTTCATTGCCAACCACTCCTACGGCCAGGTGCTGCTCGAGAATCCCGAGTTCCACTACCTGACGGGTGCTGACAAGAGCGATCCGCTGAACCAGACGCGGGTCGTTTCGTGGAAAGTCTTCTACGGGTCGATCATCCTGAATCAGGCATTTCTCGCGCGTACCGAGTCGTCGAGCGCATTTGCGCCGGCTTCCCCGGGTTCGTTCTTCAACGCTGGTAGCGTGACGTTCTAACCTAGCGTCGCAGCCGCAGGCCTGGGGGGTGGGCTGAATCGCCCTCCCCCCTTTTTCTAAGGAGCAGCAAATGTCCAAACCGATTGTCAATACGACGGGAAGCATGAAGGGCAACCCGGACGTTCAGACGGCGCAAGAGGCTCGCGCCCTCTCGACCGAGGAACTGAAGACGCTGAGCAAGGAAGACCTGATTGCCATGCTCACCGAAGAGCAGGCCAAGGGTCAGATGCTCCAACACGAGATGGACCGGTCCAAGGCTGCCGGCGAAGCCGCCGCTCTCCTGACCTCCAACGTGGTCGAGGTCTACGCCGGCACCAAGACCGTGAGCGTCGAAGTCAAGAAGGGAGAGTTCGAGGATCAGGAGGTCGACTACTGGCACTACACGCTAGACCTTCCGCCGTCCGCAGGCCAGGGGATCACGATCAACTCGATGCCGGCCTACCACGGCCAGGTCATCACGGTCGACACGAACACGCTTCGGACCGTCAAGGAAATGGTCTATCGCGCCTGGTATCACGAGCAATCGATTTTTGGGCAGGCCAATGACAACGCTTTCCGCCAGGGCTACATGAACGGCGGCCGGGTTGGCTCTGTCCTCTCACCCAAGGGTCCGGGCGCTCGCGCTCCGGCCTGGGCATCGGCGCGAGCCTAAGAGCGCCAACAAGAACCTTAATGGAGAAGCACAAGTGAATGACATGAAACCGCCGGAACAAGAGGAAGTCTCGCAAGCCGCAGTCGGCAATCGCCTGATCGTCGGCAACTTCAACATGCAGATCCAGATGCCCAATCAGGCCAGTATCTCGACGACTGGAATGATCTACCTGGACGACGATGCGCCGACCCTGAACAACCGCATGGATATGTTCCGGGCCGTGATCCAGCGACAGCAGGAGATTGCCGAGATCCCCACTCTTGAAGCGAACATCGAGGCGCACGACCGGCAGATCGAGCAGCTGGAAACGCAACTCGAAATCGTGAACAAGAAGCAAAAGAGCGGCAAGAAGCTCGTTTCCGCCGAGCAGCAGAACGTCGACAACCTTCCGGGTGCCTTGAAGCACCTGTTCGAGAGTCGTGAGAAGGGCATTCGAAAGATTGCCGACCTGAAGAAAAAGCACGGGATCGCGTGAGCGCAAACACCAACCAGCAAATCTGCGTCCTGGCGGCGCAGATTGCCAAATGCCCGGGCTTCGTGTTGCAGTCCGGGCAGTGCTTCAATTTCGTCCTCGATGACCTGGTTCAGCATCAGGATCTTAAGGTAAATCGCAAGACTTCCTCGATTGTGGTTCAGGCCAACAGCAACGGGCCGTTCCTGCTTGAGGCCGACTACAACCGAACCTACGACCTCTTTTACCTGAACAACAACCTTCCGTACTTCCTGAACCCGATTTCGCCACGCGACTACGATGCCGAGTTCAAGGATCCGTCGATTTCGAACTACCCCTACGAGTTCATGACGGACCTTTCGGTGGGCGCGCAATCGTGGAGCGGAACTCCGCAGCAAAGCACGCTGCTGTCGGCGGGGCAACTCTTCGTCTATCCGCAGTCATCCGGGCAGATCACCCTGACGCATCGGTACATGCAGACGCAGCCGATCTACGTCGCCCCGCAGTCCGACAGTCTGACGATCCCCTGGTTCGAGGATCAGGACTATCTCATCACGGCAACCGCTACACGCCTGATGATGATCACGGACGACGACCGGTATGAGCGCTATGTCCAGCGGTGCAACGACATGCTCAAGCGTCACCTGATCATGGAAGGCGACGAGCAGCAAGTAGTCCATTCCGTCCGTCTGGATCCTCGCAAGTTCCGCTTCAATCGCGTCCTGAAGCCGACGAAATTGACGGACTGATGCTGTGCCCATCCACAAATCAGACCCGAAACGGTTCACTCCTAGAGGACTGTGCGACGCCTACGATTCTACGGACGCCTTCCTGGGCGCCTGCAAGTCGCTGCAAAACCTGATCTTCGATCAGGCCAATCCTGAGATTGTCGTTGCGCGCCCTGGTATTGGCGCCCCGCTGACGAACTTTGCAAGCTTCACGACGCCGACCTACGTTTCCGTCTTCATCACGGTCGGGTCGATGGTCTACGGGATGGTATCGACGGGCCGCAATGCTGGCTACGACGAGCCGTTCGCATTCAACACATTCGGGGATTCATTCACGACGATCAGCAACGTCCTGTCGTCGAACGTCCCGATTTCCCCTTCGACTACCGGAGACTGGGTTCCTCCGACGATGGCGATGATCGGAACCAAGATCATTGTCACGCACCCTGGTTTCAACGGATCGGCGACGAGCGGTTCCTTCACCGGGAACGCGACTTCCAGCACGAGTCTGGTCATCACCGGGGCGAGCGGAACGATCCAGATTGGGATGAATCTTGCCGGCGCAGGCGTTGCAGCTGGAACGTACATCACCGGGTTCGTCAGTGGCGTCTATGGTGGCAATGGGACGTACACGGTCAATCAGGCGATCACGGTTTCCGGAGCGATGACCAGCGCCGGGGGAAACTTCTTCGGCGTGATCGACCTAGCGGTGCCGACTTCGCCGGTTTGGTACTCGGCCAATACGGCGATCTACGGATTGACTTCCGTTCCAGTAGCCGTGGCGAACTTCAACAATCGCGCCTACTACGCTTGCGGAAATACGTCATTCTTCAGCGACGTACTGGCTCCCCTAGGGCGCACGAGCGCATTCAACTCGATCACGCACGGCGACACTACGCCGATCACTGCGTACTGCGGCCTGCCAGTTGCAACGACCTCGAGCGGGATCGTTCAGGCGTTGACCGTGTTCAAGGCGTTCCAGATTTGGCAGATCACCGGGGATATCGCTACCGGTTTCCCGGTCCCGTTGCAGAACAACTATCTGTCCTTGAGCCTCGGGAGCAATTCCCCTCGCTCTGTCGTGCAGACTCCTATCGGGGTGATCTTCGTTGCGGTCGATGGCCCGTACTTCGTTGATCCGTTCGGGGTGGTGCGCCCGTTGACCAAGGAAGAAAAGAGCCAGGAGCAGGATCTACAGATCCCGTTCCAGAATGTCCGATTCCCCACTCGAACGGCTGCCGGGTTCATAGGGTCTATCTACCGGGCGGCGGTCTACACGACCTTGAACGGTTCTCCGGTCGAATACGAGTATTGGTTCGACATGAACCGGCGCCGCTGGACTGGGCCGCATACCTTCGCATTTGACTGCATGGGTCCGGTCGCCAACTACTTCATCGTGTCCGACGAGTCTACGGGGGCGGCCCTTTTCGAGAGTCCTGTCCTGCCGTCAACCTCGTCCGTGTACAACGACAACGGAACGGCGATCACTTGCCTTCTGACGACGAGCTCCATGCCCAAAGACGGCAAGATGGCTCAGCGTCAGGTCGTCGAATCCACGATTGAACTGTCGAGCTACGGGGTATCTACGAACTACCTCATCAGCGGGTTGGACGACCAGAACAACATCCTCAATCAAGTCACGGTTTCCACGGTCGGGAGCGGATCGATCTGGGGGACGAACCTTTGGGGCCCGATTCCTATTGGTAGCGGAAGCCTCTGGTCGACGACGACGAACATTCCGCACGTCTACAACATCCAATGGTCGGCGCCATTGGTGTTCCAGAAATTGAACGTGCAAGTACAGGTCACTGCGAACACCGCTGTATCGATCGGCACGCAGTTCCATCGGTTCGAAGAGACCGGCTACACGAACGCGGGTTGACATGGCGATCATCAGCGCACTTCCATACAACATCGTCAACGGTCAGGTTGAGGACGCCACGCAAGTCATGGCGAACTTCAATCAGATCGTGAGCCAAGTGAACGCCGGGGTTGCTGCCAAAGGCACCAATAGCGATATCACGGCCCTGAACGCGCTTGGGAACATCAACAGCTTCGTCAACTTCAATGCTGGCCTCAACGTCGCATCGGGGAACCTGAATGTCGCCCTAGGGACGATCAGCGGAATCGGTACGGGTCTGACAGGTACGGCTGCTGGTCTGACGGTCGGGAACGCAACGAATGCGACCAATGCAACCACGGCAACGAGCGCAACGACGGCTACGAACCTTGCCGGAGGTCTGGACGGGTACATCCCCTACCAGAGCGCGGCAAACACTACCTCATTCGTTTCCAGCCTGAACAGCGGGTATTTCTTCGTATCCAATGCCGGAGTCGCTCCGCAATGGTCGAATCCTACGGGTCTGACGGTCGGTGGCCTATCCGGTGCGTCCCCGGCTCTTGGAACGAACTGGCAGATTGACGCGAACGGGCAACTGTCGAACAACGGCGTGACGATGGAAATTGCCTGCTTCTATGCAAGCGGTGCGTCTACAGGCCTATATGTCTATGCCCTAGATACAGTACAGAACAATAATGGCGGATTCACACTTAATGCCAGCACGCACGTTGTCACCATATCTAACACTGGTTTCTATGAGGCGATTGCGGTCGGGTATTTCTCCGGTACGTCCGCCTCTCCGCTCGGGATCTTTTTCAACTTTTCGGGGACCGTCACGCACTACGGCGCCGGTAGCACTGGGGGGATTCCTTCGGCAATTATGAATATCCCCGCTGGTAGTACCGGACCGATGGTCACGCACGAAATGTTCAAGTGCTCGGCCGGCGCAACGATCTCTTGCTACACGGGCGGCGTGACCGTCCTGCCAACGGTCCCCGCTGGCGCATATCTCATCCTTCGCAGGATCGGCTAGACCATGGCAATCATCTCGACTCTCCCCTACAACATATCCAATGGAACATTGGAAGATGCGAATCAGGTCATGGGGAATTTCAACCAGATCGTTTCCCAGGTCAATACGAATCTTTCCGCTCTGACTGGCGCTGGACAGATCGGTGCTACTGCTTCGCCTCTTCTATCCGGGATCACGGTTCAAGCACAGCTAAGCCAGGTCGGAAACTTCACCGCAGCATCGTGGCCATACACCTTACCACTTTCTGGAGCGGTCGCAACCACAGTAGGCGCAAAGCTATCTCAAACGGTTAGCGTCCAGGACTTTGGGGCAGACCCTACTGGCTTGACTGATAGCACATCGGCTATACAAGCAGCTATTAATGCCGCTCAAACGGCAGGTCAATGGGTTTGGTTCCAGCCAGGAGGAACGTATTACATCGTCGGTGGTTTGACATTCAAGCAGGGTAAAAGCGCGATAGATAGCCAATCATTTTTTGTTGGCGTGTTCGGAAATGGCGCGACCCTTCTTCCTGGCCCAGGTGTAGCAGCTATTTCGATTCAGCCCAGATGCCTACTGTCTGACATAGCAACTGGAAGAGCTAATGCTCCGATCTACATACGTGATCTGAACGTCAACGGGTTCTACAGTACGGCACTGTCTCCCTCACAAGCATTGGCCATCGGAACGACTGGCTATATGTGGGATGCGCTTCAGTGGAGTTCTATCGACAACTTCACTAGCTACGGATTCACGATGCCGACTGGTGTAGAGACAGATTCCATTCTGCTTCAGGAAGGTCGTCACATAAGATTCAACGGTCTTCAAGTCCTAGGGCCCAGCGGAGGATATGGAGGTACTTGCCGTATCCAGGGGTCTGCTGCTGGGAGTTTCACCGGGGACATGGTATTCAACGCTTGCGAGTTCAGAGGGAATGGACTCCAACCTCCGCTAATACTTCAATCCGGCATCGGAGGAACAAACGCATCGATCAGGGGTATCAAGTTCCTAGCCTGCGATATATATGGGGGCGGCACCCACATTTATGGTGCAGGTGGATCATCTGGTTCAAATAGTCAGATTGGAGACATTTGGTTCACGGCAGGATGCCAATTCGACCAACCTGCGTCGGGTGACATTCAACTCTGGCTTGACTGTTCAAGCCAGTACGCGCAGATGTTCCAGATCCACATCACGGACAACTATTTCGTCGGTGCCAACAACGCGAACGCGATCTATGCTTCTTGCGGGGCATCCGGCTACAAGCAAAAGCTCATCGACATTTCCGGGAATCACTTCAACAGCGCAACGATTGGAACTGCTTTCGGAAGCGCCGTAGTCTGCTTTGCCAATGCCAACGGTTATACGTTCTCTCGCAACCAGTTCGACGGGATCACTGGGGCTGCGGCGACGTACTACATCGCCAACAATATTTGCACGAATTTCCTGATCTCAGACAATCTAGCGACGAACAATTCCGGTGTCACATCATCGATTGGATTGGCTTCCACAAATAACAATTTCACGATCACGAACAACCAACTCTCTAGTCTAGTCATCGTCGACAACACGACTACGGCTACAAAGACGATAACAGGGAATCAGGGGTACAACCCGATAGGAGTCACTTCTATAACGGTAAGTGGTTCTCCGTTCACATGGACGAATCAGACGGGTAGTCCGGTATTCGTGACAATCTCAGGAGGGACAGTTTCTACTATCACTCTGGATGGGAAAAATGTCGGGACTTCTACGAATACAGTAGTTCCCGTCCCACAGGGTGGACAATTGACGACTACCTACAGCAGTCTTCCTGCAATGTTCTATGGGGGCCTTTTATGAAACAAAAATCGATGGAAGAGTACATTCGTCAATACGTCGAAAAAATGCGCTCCATGTACTCGGAACGTGGTGTGGAATGGATACCGCAACGCCCGGAGACTATTTCCGATAACGGGTGCAATCAGTAGAGGATCAAATGGATCAACAAATCAGCAAGACGATCATCGCAGTGCCGCCTGGTTCCACACATGCGGAAATCGTCATCAACAAGGCTACCGGCGAAGTCGTTGGAGTCCTTCACTACGCCGAAGGGGAACTAAAGGAACTGTTCCTGAAGATCGGCCATGCGCTGGGCCTGAACAAGCCCATGGAACCCACCGAACCTCCGGCCCAAGATCCTCCTGCCGCATGAGGTAGACAGTGGAATCAGACCGCCAAAGGGAAGACCGAAGAACGTTGAACAGCGGTCGCAGACAAGGAGATTGCAGCTATGACCCGAAAGCCGCAGCGCGAGAGCTCGCTATCGAGCTTAGAAATATTGCTGACGCCGAGCGTGCAGCAGTCGAGAGAGACAAGAACGAGGAAGTGGGACGATACATCCGATCCTGGTCGTTCTTCTTCCGAGTCCTACGTTGGGTTGGGATCATTTGTGCGCCGATTCTTGCCGAACTTCACGGTTCCGGAAAAATAAACTTTAGCCTGTTCGGAGGGAGTTGAAATGGATCTGACGTTGACGCGGTTCAAGAGCGATCTGGAAGGCGTGTTTTCGTACCTCAAGGACGAGAATGGGAACCAGATCGCCGTGACTTGCGAACATGCCTACCCAACGGCAGATGGGCACTGGTACCCGAAGATCCCCCCGGGTGAGTACCTTTGCCAAAGAGGGACGCATCAGCTGGCGGTCGGACTTCCTTTCGAGACGTTCGAAGTCACGAAGGTTCCGAACTGCTGGGGGATCCTGTTCCACAAGGGGAACGTCGACGCCGACTCCGAGGGGTGCATCCTGGTCGGTACGTCCTTCGGATTCCTATCGTCAGAAGAAGCGGTTCTTGACTCGCATGACGCCTTCGACAAGTTCATGGAGGTCGAGTCCGGGTGCGACCAGTTCAATCTGAAGGTTGAATGATGGGTCTGACGGACTACGTTGTCATGTTCATCGTCTCGGCGGCATGGTTCTCCGGGACTGTTTTCCTGTTCATTCACCCTAGCGAAGTCAACTTTGCGACCTGGGCTGGACTAGCTGTGACGATTGGCGGCATCTACCATTGGATCACTGTCTACGACGACAAGAAACCGGACGACAACCAATGAATCCCTATGCGATCATTGCGGCATTGGTAATCTGGATTGGCACGGGTGCCGGCGCCTGGCTATACCGGGCGCACATCGACTCCCAGGACGTTACGGACGCCCAAAATGCAGTCGCAGCGGCAAGCGCCAAAGTGGCAGAGGCTTCCCAACTGGCAGCCGCCAAGGCTACCCAAAGCGCCCAGGAACAGGCTGATGCTCGAGCGCTGACCCTTCAGAAGATGATCGATGACCAGAGGAAATCCTATGAGTCACAGTTGGCAAAATCCCGTGCTGCGCTGCGCAATCTTCCTTCTTGCCCCGTTCCTGACTCTGCTGTCGGGATGCTCATTTCTTCGCCAGCCGCAACCGGTTCAGGTAGTGGCGGCGCCCAAAAAGATCCCGGACCTGTCTCCGGAGGTTCGGCAAGTGGAACAGTGGACGCTAGTTCCCTCATCGCTTCCTGCGAATCAAACCGGGCAGCCTTCGACCGGAACCTCTGGCGCCTCAATTCCTGCATCGCCTCCTACGATGCCGCCCGGGCCGAAGTGAACAAATGAGCCGACCGTACCTCATCACCGGAATGCCCCTGACCAGACTCGCCTGGCTATCGGCGTTCCTGAATATGGGGAAAACGTCGATCTGCTACCTGGATCCGATGGGCAGGCTTGCCGGCCTAGAGGAACTAAAAGACCTGTACCGGTCGAACTTCTACGATTTCATCGGGGTTGCGGACAGCGGTCTTGGCCTGTGCCTTGATTGGGTAGTCGAGGAAATCAATCCGAGGATCGTGATCCTTGACCAGCATCCGTCCGAGACGGAAAAGGAGCTCGAAAAGCTTGGGGCGCCCCGGACGAACTACGCCGAACTGCTGCACGAGGAACTGGCAAAGCACAAGGGTTCGAAGGAGGTTCTTTGGGTTCCCGATAGCCTCCTGACCGAGCGCCGGGTTGTCGAGAAGGTGTTTTGGCACCTACTTCCCGGGCAGGCTTTCGACGAGGTACGGTTCAACGAATTCGTGCGCTATGAGATTGCCCTGAACAAAGAGAACACTGCGAAGAACGCTATCGAGCGGCGCAAGGTATTCGGGGATCTTCTGCGGGATTTCCTGCCGCGCGTGCGTGAGAAAGGTAGTCAAAATGTCTCGTCTGCTGCGCTGCATTAAGGAATTCCTCTGCCCCGGGTGGGTGGGCCTCGCATCGGTTGCGATGGCCGGAATGCAGATGATGAATTCTGGCGGCGGTCCGTCCGTTGGAAACGCTGCCAGCCGGATCTACACGCCTAGCGGTCTACCCTCGACCGATTCCCAGTTGCAGGGCCTGATGTCCAACTACGGGAATCAGGCTTCTGGCCTCAATTCGACGGTTGACCCTGCGCTTCTTCAGTCCTACATGGCGCAGCTGGGGATCAATTACAACCCGTTGATTCAGGCCGGTCAGCAGGCGGGCGCCGCCTCGACGCAGTATGGAAACCAGCTTCAGCAGATGGCTGGTCAGGAGCAGGCAGCCGGACAGCAGCTATACAACACGGCGATGGACCCGCAGAACGCTCTGTTCAACAAGGAACAGCAGCAAGTCACGGATCAGTCCAACGCGATTGCCTCGATGTACGGTCTTGGGACTTCCGGGGCTGGCGCCGGCACGACTTCAAACAACCTGTCGAACTTCGATATCAACTGGCAGAACCAGCAGTTGCAACGTCAGGCGACCGGGTTGCAAGGTCTGACTGGCGCTAATACGGCTGCCGGTCAGTTTGCCGGCGCCGCTCCCGCAGCATATCTTGCCGGCGGGACGACTCCGATCAATACCCAGGTAACCGCCGCCCAGGCTCCGGCAAGCGCGGCGCAGTACTACACGCAGGGGGCGACCCAGGCCATGAGCCCGGAGCTCACGGCGATGAATCCGATGCTCCAATACATGAACTACGGAACCGGGGGGCAGGCCCAGGCATTCAATGCCGCCCTAGGCGCCGCACAGTTCAATTCCGGGCAGCAGCAGCAGGGGTCGAATGCTCTGTTCCAAGGTCTGAACAGCATGGGGGTGCCGAACAACGGAAGCGGGGCGTCGAGCTTCTTCCAGAACTGGGGAAACCCCTATGGTTCGACTTCCCAGCAGAATGCCTCCTACGGCGGCGATCCGACCTCGACCGTCGAGAACTTCCCGTCCTAGGAATCGATCATGCCTATGTACTGGGGTTCAATCGGCCAGGGTATCTCGGATGCCCAGGACGCAAGTCAGCAAAGGACGATGCGGGATCTTCAGATCCAGGAGCAGAAGATTGCGCTTCAGGAGAGGAAAGATCAACTTGCGGCAATGCAGCAGTTGGCCCAGGTCGAGAAGGGTTTTGACGTAAATCAATTCTTCTCCGGGCAGCAACCTCCCCCGCAACAGCCTCAGGTTCCTCCGCAGATCCCTCCGCAGCCAGGTCAGCCGTCCCAGGCGATGATGCAACCGGGGCAAGGTCCGCGCGTTCCTCCGCCTCCCGGTCCTGGGCCCATGGGGGGCCCGGGTCAGATGCCCCAAGGTATGGGGCCGCAACCGTCCATGCCCGGAACCCCTTCAATTCCTGGTATGCCGACCAGTGCGCCGGGCCCGGGTGGGCAGCCCCCGCAGATTCCCCCTCAGCAGATGCCTCCGGGTGCTCCTCCTAGGCCTCAAGGAACGATGCCAATGGCTCCGTACATGGCGCCTCGTCCTATGCCTGGTCAGCCTCCCGGTCCTCAAGGTCAGCCGAGCATTCCCGCTCCGCCGCAGGCTCAGCCTCAACCGGAGAAGCAGGAACCTGGGGAAATGCTTCAGGAGAAGATGTTCCAGCCGACGAAGATGCTCCAATTCCTCATTTCCAAGGGGGTGCGTCCGGATCTGGCGATTGCCGAGGTCGAGAAGTACAACAAGGTATTCGGCCCGGAAGAGAAGGCAAAGCTGGAACTCTTCAAGGTTCAGCAGAAGTACTACGTCGATCAGCAGAAGCTTCTTGAGCGTCAACGAGAGGAAGAGGACAAGGTAAAGAAGGATGCGGTGATTGCTGCCGAACGGGAGCGCAGCCACAAGGAAAACGAGGGCGCCAGGAAGGAGCAGGCCGACGCGGCGATGCTGCGAGCGCAAAAGTACCAATCCGGGCAGAGGATTCCTCCTGCCGAGGACGTAAAGGAAATGGCGTCGGCGGTTGCAGAGTACCGCCTGGACCCGATTCGCCTGTCGACCAAGGGCGGGTATCGGGAGCGCGTTCTTGAGGAAGCCCTGAAGATCAATCCTTCCTACGATTCAAAGGAATACGCGGCAGAGAACGCTTTCGGGACTTCCAGCACTCGAGCAGCTGGGAACGCGGCTGCGAACACGGCTATTGCTGCCCGGGCCGCAGAGGGTGGTGCGGATATTCTCGAGCAAGCCGCCGGCAAGGTGGATCGCGGAGACTGGAAGAGGATCAACAGCGCCCTTCTGGCAGCCAAGGGTGAGGCCGGGATTCCGGAGGTCGGAGCCT